TTATTTAAATGTTCCCCATGCTTCTGTACCAACTCGACCAACTAAGTATCCATCATGCCCGTTCTCGCGTGGTTGTTGTAACCATACACGTCCAGCATTATCTCTAGCCCAAGCATTATATTTAACTTCTGAGCCTGCTGGTAAAGTAGCAATTAGTGTGCTTTGTGTATTAGCACCCCATCTAAGGTTGATTGCTCCGCCAGTAATAAAAGTACCATGTTCTTCATGCCAAGTCATTCCTTGTACATCGGTCCATGTCTTAGGCTGTGTGGAAGTATTAACTGGTTGTGATACTGGTTTGTTTACATTAGCATCAATTTTTAAAGACTTAACTGCAATATTACTGTCCACACTCAGGCCTTTCCAATTGTCAGTAAATTGCCAGATCGCTACTCCGTCCATTGATGGGAAGTAGCCAAAATTCGCGTCATTCGCTATTTTACCATTATATGCTGCTACCCATAAACAATCAGGATACTTGGCTAGAATTCTAGAAGTATTAATTTTATTTTTCATAAGATAAGCGCCTGAATATAGTAAAGGCTTATATCCAGCACTCACAATAGTATCCAAGAAAGTTAGAATTGCCGTCGTATTAGCTTCACGATCTCCTCCAGTTTCGTTTCCACTGCCTTGCTCATAGTCACAAGCTAAAAAAGATCCTACAACTACACCTGCTAGCTTAGCAGAACTAATAGCATAGTTTCCTTCTTGAACAGCTCTGTTGCTATCAGCACCAAAGTGAGCATAGTGGTAACCCATTGGTACCACATTATTTTGCTTAGTACTATCTACTTGCGCTTTAGCTTTAGGGTTACGATAGTCTAAGCCTTCAGATACTTTTACAAGAACAAAATTAGCCCCAGCGTTTGTATATTCAGTCACATTTGCATTATTAAAACTAGATACATCAACACCATAAGCTCGATTTTCAATTGTTTGCGTCATTTATTAAGCCTCTTTCTTTGAATCAGCTACAAGCTTTTCATACTCATGTTGAACAATGTTTCTTACAGTTGCTCTATCAATTGGAAGATTCGGATAGAGTTTTTGCAATTGGTAAAAGACCTCATCTGTTGCATCATAAAGTTTCTTCGATCCCTCTTTATCGTCAAGGGATGCTTGATAAGTAGTTGCCTTTAAAGCTAACTCGCCTGCTGTTTCTAAAACTGTCGCAAGCTTAGGGTGAGTGAGCTTTAATTTTTCCAATTTCTGCTTATTCATGCTGTAAGCAGTAGCCATTCCAGCTACTAATAAAACTACAATTGCCCAAATTAAATTAATATCTAATCTCATTTTCGTAATTCCTCTCTCAATTTTTCATTCTCTTCTTGTAGATGCTTAACCTGTTTCTTGTAATCGTCACGTTCGCTTTTTAATTCTTCGACAATATCTTGGAAAGTATCTCGCTTGTTTTTATGATATGCGTTATATGCAGTTATTAGCACTCCTAAGAATGTTCCAAGAGCACCGATAATTAGGTCTACATGCAAGCGAAGCACCTCCTAGCGATCATGAGCTACATGCAAAATCAAAAGAAAAAGGACTACATCGCCAATGACGGTGTGTCCCATTCTGAATTCAGATGTAAAGATAATGTGTCCTAATTGCAAGAATGCCAAGCCTAATACAATACCTCCACATACTACTAAAAGCGTACGAATTAATAAGGTATCGTCAGGTCTAAATGCAGTAGCAAAAAATAGCACTATGCCAACTAGCAAAATAAAAATATCTATTCGCCAGTCATTGAGCGCGCTTTGCAAATTAGGCGGCCAAAAGAAATAATGACGATCGTACCAAAGTGAGCCGCCAATAGCGATCATAGTTATTGCAATAATTACCTGAAGGTCATTAAGCTTAAGGTTGACTAAGTACCGTTTCAGCTTGGTCATAGTCCTCACCTGTGATTTCTTTATATCCTTCTTTGCTAAGAATGCCTTGCTGAACATAACTTCGGAAAGTTAAGTTGGCTTCTTTCTTTTCGCCAAACCAGCCCCAATTATATTGGTTCTTCCATGATTCAATTAGTTCTCTTTGAACTTCTGCGATCATTGCTTGTAAATCCATTTTAAAATCCTCCTATTTTGATACTTCAGTATTGCTGGATTGAGATCTTTTACCCAAGGCAACCATCATTGCACTTAAGCTAGCCACCATTCTGTTAGTTTGTTGAACGGAGGCTTGAAGTTGATCCATAACCTTATCGCTGGCTTCCGCACTTTGCAGAGTGCCTTTGTGGGCTTCTTGCAAGCTAGTAATACTTCCTTCAAGGGTCTTCAAGCTTTCGGTAACTGCTGTCAAACGTTGTCCGTAAGATTCTTCGCTAACGTCGTACCATTCGCCTTTCATCCAATCATATTTTGGAGATTTCAAGTTTGGATCAGGTGGAGTTACTACTAAAGGATATTGATTAGCTGTAATTACATCAACTGATGAAATTACCCTAAAAGGCACATCATCGTTTGACCAATAATAAGTCTTCATAGTTGTAGCTGTACCAGCTGCTTTTGCTTGTTCTGCATTTTGATTAGTTTCTTCTGTCATAGTTAAATTCCTCCATAAAAAAATCCCTAACCATTTGGTTAAGGATTAAAAATATTAAATCGGTGTGTTAGTGTACTTATGCCATTGACCGGACCCATTATAAAGCTTACGGCCATAAAGGTTGTCTCCCTCGTACACAGTTTGATATTGAGTCTGACCATCAAGGTTAGTAGTTTTCAAGAAAACACTATGACGATTATCACTCTTATATGGTCCGTTTTGGACTAAACAGTTAACAACTTTTAAAATTCCTGTTTCTTTATAAGCGTTGAAGTCTACGGTTTGATTGCTGATAGTTCCTGATGGGCTATCATAGTCAACGCGGTGTTGAAACATAGTTTGTTGCATGGTAAAGCCTTGCAATCTATCAGATAGATCCGTAACTCTATTCATCATAGCGAATTGATTCCATTGCGGATATGAATTAGTAGTTTTAGAAACAGTTCTTACAAAACGTTCAGGTCCCTGGTCAACAGTCTGATAAATGGTGTTGTCATCATATTTAATCACAGTTAAATAGTACCATCGTCTTGTAGTATCAGGCCATGGTCCATTGATAGTGGCACAATTACCGATCTTATAAATTCCTGTATCCAGATAAGGATCACTATTTAAATTGATAGCTGTATTCAATGCTTGATCTGTTGGATAGCGATAATCGGTATGGTTTCGAACATCTCGATAAGCTCTGGCAAAAGTAGCTAATGTTGCTTGATCTACTAGCCCAGGCTTTCCAGCCTGTTCTACTGTCGTAGGACCTGGCTGATCGGTTTCAATATTATAGTCTCTAATAACATTCACATTTAGATCGCTTTTTTGCGCTACATCAGGCTTACTTCTAATATTATTCCAACCTACTGATCCCGTATAGTATCCATCCATATTAATTGCAGCTACTTCGTCACCATCTGCTCTTCTAAAAGAAATGTGACCAGAATCATCATCACCTAATTGAATAGCTAGATCTAGATTGTCGCTGGCGTTGTTATCGCCAAAGATCTTGATGCTATCAGAAGCGCCATTCCATTGAATTCCACCAATATTGCCCTCATGAGCATTATAGGGACTTTGCGCATCCCAATTAATCCAGCTTCCCTTCTGCATACTACCGCCAGATAATGACAATTTAGTAGCTAAATCGCCAGCATTTGTGATTCGTTGCCAGTCAGTAAAGGTATTGCCATTGTACCAGCTACGAACATATACCTGATTTTCCTTTTTAGCATGCAGCATTTGTGTTCCATTTTGCATGCCATCTTGCATGCCATCTGAGTTTACCGTTATATCAAACCATGCTGGTATTGGAGAATTAGCTATCCCATCAGTTCCCCTAGCATGGTACATTCCTGGAGTCTTTATGGTATTGAGATCAGTATTATTTTTTATGGCTACTATTGGTACATGCTCTTGAACGGATTTTAAAAGCCAATTACCAATCTTCCAAGTAAAGTGGATGCCATCATTTAATCCGCCAGTGTTTAGTTCAATGAACACGTCAGTGACATTATTAGTATCAAAAGTAAGGCAAAACAATTCTTTATTGATTGGATCAACTGGTAAATCTTGATAAGCCAAAATATTATCAGTATTATTTTTATCATAAACTGACACTCTAAACTTATAATCATTATCAGCTATCTTAATTAATTGCTTTGAATTTTCCCATTCAAAGAACAATCTATACAAGGTATTAGGTGTCAAGTCGCTAACTTCTAGCATTGATCTTTCAACACCAGAAACACCAGTATAGTCATAAATATTCATTCGACTAACATCATCATAAGATATTCTAGCAGCAGCGATCATTTCGTTACTACTACCCCACTGAGTCATATTAGATTTAAGCTGGATCCAACCTGGCTCAGAATTAAATATCCATTTTTTTAGTTCTAAATCTTTAGCAAATGAAGTCCAATCTATTTGACCTAGACTAGCTCTTAACTCGTTTACTTTCGCTTGAACTGCATCGGTTTTAGCATTCATATCTGGCAACTTCTTATTCATCAAGTCGGTTAGCTCATTGATAATATTGCCAAATTTAGTTGTTAAATCCTGAACAGTATTATTTAAACTATTAGTTTTGACTTGCCATTCTTTAACAATTCGGCTGAACGTATCATCCCAAGAATGCTGTTTTGCATTCCAGTCTGCTTGGTCTTTATCCAGCACTTGCTTCGCATTGTCTTTGATTGCTTGGATAGTATCTTGGGCTTGTTTATCAATGTTAGCTTTATCACCGTTCCACTGACTCCAGATCTGATTTTTATTATTAGTCCAGTCCTGGTTAATAGCATTCTTTTGATTTGTGTAGTCTTGCTGACGAGCATTTTGTGCAGCATTAAATTGATTTTGAAAATCAGCACTTAAAGAATTGTATTGATTACGGAAGTTCTGCAACTCTTGATCAAGTTGCTGTTCCGCTTTTTGCAATTCAGCCTGAAGTTCACCATCAGCTTGTTTAAGCAAGGTTTCCATCTGTTGCTTTAACTTTTCAAGGTCTGCAATGTAAGTCGTATTGTAAACCGTACACTTTAAGCTGTCTCTAACTTCAATATAGAAGTCAGTAGTTGAATCAATCTTCGACCCATTAGATTTATCAATAATGTCAAACCAAGCCGTACCTCTTGCAGAATGAACTTGATCGTGTAACTGATAAGTAATATGCCCTATTCTTTCATCCACGATTTCGACGTTATCATCTGAAACAAACTTATTGCCATCTTTATTTTCATTAAAGACGAGAGATTTATTTGTTAAATCGTATGGCGTTCCATCAGGATTGAGAATAAACGATTCTAGTATTTCACCTTTATCACTATCTCTTACCTCCACTCGACTTAGATTGGTCGTTTGTTTGTTCGTGCTTAGTGTCACTGCTTGGAGCATTCTTTTCGCCTCCTTTCAATTGATCTCTCATTCTAATCTCGTTTTGTAATTGTTCGATTACAACGTCTTTCCTAAAATTTAAAAGCTCTAAACGTGCAATTTCGTTTAGAGCTTTTGCTAAAACAGCATCATTATTCAATTATTTCACCTCAATCTAATGAATTCGGCCGCCGCGCTGTTGACGTATCCAAGTAATGTCAGAAGCATATAAGTATTGATTTCCAATCCTGAGCACTCCCCAATTTTGATCCCAATCAAGAGCAACTTTTTCTTTGCCAGGTGCTGTGCAAGAAAAGCCATGGTCGCCCGACATAACTGCAACTTTTCCATCGCCACCAATTGAACGTATGTAAGAATCACCATCAACAGTAATACCTTCAAGTTTAACTCCTGTGATCGTACCACCAGTAATTCTTTCAGCAATTAGCCGGCCTTGACTGTCTATGGCACTTCTAGCAACCCCATCGCGTCCAACGTATTCTAAGCCTTCAGCATTAAAACGGAGATATCCGCCACCATTACTTAAAGCTCTTAATTCAGTGGGCTTTTGCCAGTTAGGATAAGCGGTAATTTCTCCCCCGCCACCACTGGCAATCCAGTTGTGTACGTCTTGTACAGTCGTATTTATGGAAGTAATCATACTTTGTAATCGGTCATAGCTATCTCTCCAAGCTTGATCGTCAATACCAAGCTGCCTAGTTAATTTAAGCAATCCAGCCTTTTGATCTTGATCATTTTCTTCCATAACTTGTTTTAACTCGCCAAATAAATGTGTTGCTCTTTTAGTAGCCGTAGTCGTATTTTTTGCAACCATATTAGTTACAAAATTATTTAAAGCATGGTCATAACTAATAGGCAACTGACCTATTGTAATGCTGGTAGCAATTTCTCTAACAGGATCCCAAGTTATGGAAGTGCATTGAGCTTTTTCAAAAATTCCTACCTCATCGAATAACACACTCACATAATCATATAAGTCAACTTGAGTTAATTTTTGATACTCGCCTTGCATTTGCTCATATGAAACAGTAAGCGAAATATTTGGGTAACCGATCCTGTATTCTTTCATATAAGCTTTAGCAACTGCTAGCAACTTGTTCTTATCATTACCAATTCCATAAGAAGATAAATCTACTGCTTGCACTCTCAAAGGTGCGTTAGTTATCCGTGCATATTCAGAAACTAGCACTGTTTCGTCTAATTCTAAAGTTTGTTCTGATACCTCAGGCTCAGCATCCGAATCATCTTCACCTGGTGCTACATCTGTGGCATGAGCGAAACTGAAGAAATCTGAATTAATCCATTGATTAGTTCCAACTTCATAAAAGGTTTTACCTTGACTAGTTGACTGCGCTGTAATTCTTAGTAAACTACCTAAGCTATAGTATTTTCCGGTTGGACTTATACCACTTGGATCACTATATACAGGAACTTGTGCAGTTTGCTGAATATTAGCTTTTTCTGCATCATCTTCTTTATATTCAACTGTTCCAGGTTCTTTAAAGCTAACATTATCGCCAGATTTAACCCAAAGCTGATGGCCATTCTGCTGACCAATGTGATACCACTTAGTGCCTTCAGAGTCAGTTGAAATATCATAAATCGGATATTGACCTTTATTATTCCAGCTAATTACGTTTCCTGTCCCACCAGGACCCGACATCACTGTTACATTACCATTAATGCTTAAACGGCCATAGGCTTTTTGCGTTGCATAGTCCCCAGTCTTTGATAAGACAAAATATTGAGATGAAATCCATTGCGTATCTCGATTGCCTAAATTGTACCAAACAGTTCCATCGATATCTTTAGCCTTCCAATAAATCTTATAGCTAGAGCCATTATTCAAGTATTGTCCGCTCTTATGACCTCCAAAAGGTGAAGTATAAAGTGGCACTTGACCAGGGCCTGCGTATGAAACCGTACCAACACCGTCATTCTTAACAATTATGCCTTGAATATCATCACCCACTTCAAGAGTTCCCTGAGCAGTGATCTTATTAACTACATAGTTACCTGACTTGTCAAATGTAATCAAACTGGCTTCAACCCAACCACCTGTATCAGTCTTATACCAGATATCATTATTGAGCGTTTGCTTATCAGTCTTCGCAACAAACTTTAAGTATTCGCCATTCCTGATACTGTTTACAGGGGTGTGTCCTTTATATGGGGTACTAAAAAGGTTAATTGTACCGTTAGCCAAATATTGAACTGTGGCTTTTCCATCAAATGGTTCTCCGTCTGGCTGTGGTTGTTCTTCGGGAGAATAGGTTACATACGGCATAATCGCATTATATGTTCCACTAGTGGTCTCATCCCTAGTAATGGACTGCATATTTCGCCCGTATTTAATCACTACCCCATTATCTTGACCAGCATGTTTCAGCATAGTTAGGTAATAATTATTGAATCTAAATTCTCCATTGTATAAAGCTTCCATTGTGTTAGTGGTTTGATCCCCAGCTTGGTCAGCTCCAAAAATAGCAGCATTAGCATTACCTAACTCTTTAAAGTTCCAGCCTAAGTTTGCAACGGTAGGAATATCACTAGCAAAACCTAACCCTGAAACAGGCCATGCCAAAGCATCGCTAATTAAATCAAATGCTCTATTCGGCCCAGCATGTGCTTCACTGATATCCTTTTTGAGAGGAATATTCGATAAATCAGACCAGACATGATTAGCAGTAATTGAAATTGAAGTCATACTCTTAGATACGTCTACAATTCTAAATTGTTGATTTCTTTCATCATCTTCTAGTCCCATATCAGCCACAATTACCATGCCCTCAGTTATGTCTTTGCTTAAAGATGCATTAATCGGATAAGTCATTGCTAAAGTAGGTATCTGATTCCTATTTTTAGTAATTGAAATAGTAAGTAAATCCTTAAGTGATCCTAGACCTTCAGTATTAAAGTCAGAAATATATGTTTCATAAAGTCGAGGAATCATACAATTGCTCGCCCCCATCTTGGTTGGTATTCAAACTTAGAATAGTTACCTTTTAATGTAATACTATTTTTACCTGGTATTAATTCCGGATATTCATGATTAGGCAAAATTGCCCTGCTTGTCCGTCTTTCTGTCAGTGACTTATAAACCAAACATTTTTCACTATCTATAAACAGTTCGTCATCAGTATCTTTAAACTGATAATCTAAACCATTAACAGTCATCGTAAAATCGCCATTGCCAACAATATGAAATAAAGGCAAGGAATTATATTGCGTTGGATTATAGATAGGTAAGGTGGAGACTGGCTGGTATTTAATTGATTCATCATCAATTAGAAACGGCTTGCAGGCTAAGCTCATTGTTACGTTAGCAATATTGCTACTTTGTGGTGTTACAGTAGGACTTTCGCTTACATAAGCTTCCCAATGCCAACCTCTAAAATGATCAAAATAAAAAGGCTCATACTTAACAAATTTATCTTTACATGTTAACCAATCACCAAAATCCATCCCCCACGTAAACCAATCTTTATAGAAAATTGGACGCTCGACAATAAAAGTTATTTGTTGCGTGATATCTGTATAGTTCAAATTATCATTAATGTAAGAACCATTTACACCCACAACTTGAGTGAGAGAAACGTTTCTTTTGGTTGTGGCCTGCACTAATGGAAAAACTACACGCGCTCCAAAATAAGTGGAGCTTTTATTGTGATAAATTAATCTACCGTATGACACTTATACCCTTCTTTCTATTAATTGAATTCAAACGCATTCTTGCATTTACAACCTCAGTAATTGAATTCCCCAGAGACTGTTTATCTACATTAATACTAGTTTCAACCGTTGCTGGTGCAGTAAGAATAGCAGTAAGCAGATCAATTACTTTATCTAATTTTTCGCCTAAACCACCAGCATTAGCAGAGGTTGGTTGAATATTATCTCTAGCGGCAACAATCGCAGCAGTCTTGCCAAGCAATTCATAAGAACGACTAGATTTAACCGCTGATAGTGGAATAGCCATTTCTAAGCCAGCTTCGCCAAAAATAGAAGGCTGGTTAGCAAGACCGCCATTTGCATAACGTTTGTGTCCTGTGGGTCCCCAACCTGCTCCAAAGTGAATATCATTACGCCAGTTAGAATCATTAAATAAAGCAAGCAATTGATCCCAGCCATGGTAAATATTGCCATGTCCTTTAACTTTATATGCATTAAAAGTACTAGTTTTGTACTGCAATAATCCTCGTGCTGGACCAGAACCGTCACCATCTGGATCAGCTCCTGGCTGTACAGCGCTAGGATTGCCTCTAGATTCACCAGCAATCATAGAGATAATTTTTCTGATTTCTGTTGGAGTAACTGAGGTATGCATTGTTTCAGCAGCCTTTTTAATGTCTTCGCCCCAACGATCAGCTCCTGTACCAGCAGGATCCTTTGCATCAGCTGCAATACCAAATAAATCTCCAATTTTACTAATGAACTTAAAAAAGCCACCCATTCCAGGTAGCCCTTTAATAAATTTTTCCAAATTAGAGTTTGCTTTGACGTTGCTTTCTCCGCCCTCGTTCTTTAATCCTGGAACACGACGATAGCTTACTTCTCCCTCGTGAAAGTCTGAGACATTGGCCATTCCTATTCCAGAACTTGGATTCATAGCCGACCATATTTTACCGTTGCCTGCATAAACACCAACGTGGTTTCGACCACCAGGTCCAAAGAATACTAAGTCGCCAATTTGTGGATCTTTAACCCCACGTGAAGCAGAATATTGATCGCCTGAATAGTGAGGAAAGCTTTTACCAAATGCTTTCTCTAAGGCATACTTAACCAATCCAGAACAATCAAATGAATCTGGGCCTTCGGCACCCCATACATAAGGTTTGTCTTTACCATATTTTTCAACAGCACCTAGCAATCCTCCTTCTGCTTCTCCATCAAGAGAACTGGATACCATATTCCAAAGAGTTTTCCAAAAGGCACTTACTTGTTTCTTACCTTTATCAAATCCTTTGGTAATCATCGTATGAAATGCGCCACGAGATAAGCCTTTAACACCAGTCCATTTAAAAATACCATCCAAGTATTTTTGTGGACCAGAGACAATCTTTTTAGCTAAGTCAAAGAACTTCTTCATACCGTCCATAGTGTTCTTAGCCCATGAACCGATACCACCAAAGAAATTACCTACATTCTTGCCAATATTACTGAAGAATCCACCAATACCGCCGTTTGCAAAATGAGCAACTCCCATTGCACTCATTAAATTCTTGGTATCTGAGGCATTAAGAATTTCATCCCCTGGTAAAAGCATTGTGGTAGTATTTCGACCTTGGAAAATACCAAATTCTCCAGTTGTAGGACGGTAAAGAGCTTCCTTATTGCCAGTTTCTGGTGAATCATTGCCATCATTAACCATTGCTAATGTTGGTTCAGTAATCGCACGTCTTTGAGAGCCAAAGTATCCAGTACCAGTTGCAAAATGAGATAACTTTTTAACAGTAGAGTGACCACCACCAAAGAAATAAATGACATCATTAACAGCACCAATACCACCATTAACAATATCGATCAAACCATTCATGGCATTTTTGCCGAGCTTTTGCATTGACTTCCACATATCAGAAAAAATATTCTGAATACCTTTACCTAAATTGGACCAGCCATTTTGCCATTTTCTATTAAAGCCATCAAACCAGGAATGCATATTACTTCCCCACTTTGAAGCATTTGACTTCATATCTGACCATTTTTTAGCTGTATCACGCTTAATTGAATCCCATTTATCAGCAAAATTATGGGCTATTTTATGTAGTTGATCTCCAGTAGTCTGTTTTAAAGCATCTAGCATATTGCCATGATTCTTCTTTAAGTTTTTTTGGAAATCATTAGAAATATCAGTTACATAGCTATGATGTTTAAGCCATTCTTTGCCTGATTCTTTTGCATATCCTTTGGTTTCTTCAAGTAATTTCTTAGTACCATCAGCACTGCTTTTCTTCGCTTTATTCCAGAAAGTACCTACTGACTTATTTAAAGTTTTCCAATGAGAATCCCATGTCTTTTTTGCATTCTTAGACCAGGATTTAAAGCTTTTTTGTAAAGACTTAGTCCCTTTATCATAATTTTTCTTAGTGTTCTTAGACCATTGGGAAACAGCTTTTTGAGTATTCTTCCAATGATTATTCCAAGATCTACTAAAATCTCTAGTCCATTTCTTAGTTTGCTTAGAAATATCCTTATAAGCAGTTTGAAATAGTTTTCCCTTTTGAAATGCCTTTACATATCTATTTTTAGGAATAGATTTGAAGAAATCACCTAGGTTTGAATTAAATTTCTTAAAGAAGTTGTGACCATTTTTCAGAAAAGTATCGTAACCCTTCTTAATATTAGGTCCCAGTTTCTTTACAAAATTCTGTGAGTTTTTAACTGTTTTATCTAGATTTTTCTTAGAATCCTTACCAAATTTCTCAAAACCTTTACCAACTTTTTTCCAATAATCATTCCAAGCTTTTTGCTGTTTCTTTTGGTTTTGTTCTCTAAGCTTATCAATTTTTTGCCATTCTTTTTGAGATTTTTGGTTGGATTTTTGAACGCCTTTCCACCAACTATCAATGCCCTTGTTCATCTTGCCAAAAGCATCTTTTGTAGACCAACCAAGATTTTCCATTGACCAGAAATTCTTAGGAGGTTTCTTAGATTTCCAGCCATTTAAGAATTGCTTGGTTGCTTTACCACCCCAACCGCCGGCCGCTTTACCAATTTGAGATCCGATAGCAGCACCGGCAGGGCCACCAAACCACATACCAATTCCACCACCAAGTGCGGAACCGATACCTTTACCAGCGTCTTCAAATTGCTTTGATGATCCTTTCTTATCTTTGAATGCTGATAGGATAGACGAACCAGCGTCTAAAGCGACACCTACACCTGCTGCACCAGTAGCAACTTTGCCAGCTGTTGTTAAGTTACTAAATCCACCAGCAGAGTGAATTGATTGTAATGCGCCAGAAAATTTTCCTTTTCCAGTATTAGAATAAAGATCTTTAATTACTGAGCCTAATTTACCAAAGCCTGACTTCAATTTATCAATTGCAAGCAGACCTTTAATTTGCATTGTTTCAAATGCGTCTGGCATTCCTTTAATAAATTTATAGGCTGCTTTTCCACCCTTAGCAATTCCCATTAAACCCGTTGCTAATGGACTTAATGTCTTTATAGTTGCCATAGTTACTAAGTATCCAGCAATTAATTTAATAGCTGTTTTATTTTTAGCAAGATTATGAACAATATCAGCAATTTTAGCTAATGGATCATTAGATTTAGAAGCCTTATCACTTACAAGTCCAAATGCACCACCAATTGTGCTAATAATATTAGCAAAATCTTTCCAAACCTGTTTTCCAATTGCTCCACTTAATTTACCAACATCTACAACTATGCTTGCAATGTCTTTACCATGAGCTGAGAGAAAATTAAAAGTATCTTTTATAAGACCATTTAATTTTTCTAAACCTCTATTAAGCGTATCAGTAATATCCTTGCCTGCACTTTTGCCAGTGCCTTTAGACATAGAATTAAGGGTTTTATTTAATCCATCTGAAAATGTTTTTCCTAATTTTGTGAAGGCATTTTTAGTATTTTTAGAAGTAATCCAATCGCTAATACGAGCAACAATAGGATTAGCTGCTTTAGTTAAAGGGTCACTAATTGCAGAAAGCAAAACAGGCATTTGAGACTTAACAGTTCTCATCATCCCCGGAATTGTCTTACCAAAGTTCTCAGTAGCACCTTGATATTGTTTTGCTGTATCTTCTAAAACCTTTTCCATAGTTTTAGAAGTGATTTTTCCAGCTGACATTAAGTCATTCATCTGACTCATTGTCATTTTGGAATTATGAGTAATGGATTGTTCTGTTTTCAGCAAATTAGTTCTTAATACAGGGAAGACGTTAACAAATGACATCATATCTTGTGCAGATACTTTACCATTCGCCATCATTTGAGAAAACTGAACACCAAAGTTTTCTACTGCGTCATCAGTAGCCCCAAAAGCATCCTGCAAAGTTAACACAGATTTAGTAAGTTTACCAGTAACATCAGCATTTTTATTAATTGCGTAGAACTTTTGATTTAAAGCGTCAACCATGCTTACAGAGTTGTTAGCTGCAATAGCCATTTTAGTAGTCATATCTACTAACTTTTGACCTTCTTTAGCGCTACCAGTTAAAGTATGCCAAGTTGCAAGCATTGTTTCTTGTTCTAGCGAGTACTGCTTTGCTTCATCTTTTGCTGAAGAAATTGCACTAGTTAAATGTCCCCAAGCACTTTGAGCAACATTAGAAAGAATATTTGCTCCAAATACTTGTCCAAAAACGGAGTGAGTTTCCTTGGCTTCAGATTTTACGCCAATGATTTTCGCTTTAATCTTGTCAAAAATTGATGGATTAGCCTTCTTCATCTCTGAAGATAAGCCTGACATTTCAGACTTAGTTTTAGCTAGACTTGTGGCCGTTTCATCTACACGTACTTTCTGACGTCTATATGCTTCACTAGATTTACCAGCCTCAGAGGCAATCTTAGATAATTCATTAGATTGGATCTTATAAACTTGATTTAATTTGTCGTATTCACGTGATAAGCCAGACAATTTAGCTTTATTGGCTTCTTCATGTTTGCCTTCTGCTTCAAGTCTTCCAACATAAGCATTACTTGACTCAGTAATTTTTCTAAGTTCGCTTTGCGCGCTTGCTAATCCTGACTTGTAGTAATCAAGCGAGTTACGAGCCTTTTCTTGTTGCTGACTTAATTTAGCAATTTTAGTAGTAGCGTTAGCAACATTGCGTTCAGCAGTAGCAATTTCTTTTGAATATCTTTCGTACTCATTGCGACCTTTTTCTGTCGTTGTATCAACTTTAGCTTGCGCCTCTTTTAAGCTATTTAATTCAGACTTATTACGCTCCAATAAAGATTGTTGCTTCTTTAAAGTATCTCCTAGTCCTTCATACTTAGCTTTTGCAGCTCCCAGTTGATCTCCAGCTGATTTTAGTTCGGCAACTTGTGCTTTCCATGCACTAGTAGCAGAAGATACCTCACTTTTTAAAGATTTAAGCGTTTGAATTGGCTGTTCGCCATCTAATGATATTCGTGTATTAAAATCTCCAACTGGTATTTTTCCTGCCATTATTTAACCTCCTTTCTAGTTTTTCCTTGTGCTAATTGGCTTAAAGCATATTCACTAGCATCTATTGGGCGATCTTTACGGCTTTGAGCTTCCATAATTTGTGCCCAGCGATCTGTGTCAAATGCTTCTATTTCATTAGGTGAAACATGACCATTAACGATTGCATCTTGTTCGGTGTAATCAATATCTTCAACAAATTCTGACCAGAACTTATTTATCTCCCAAAGAGTTACTTTTCTTATCTGATTCAGAAGCCTCCGAATCTTCTTTAATATCTAAAATTGCAAACATAAGCTTTTTAGCAACTTTAGCAATATCATCGGTACTTAAATCTTGATTTTCAAATTTTTGTTTTCTGGCTTTTGTATTAATTCCTGCTAAATCTTCAATAAAAGCCAAGTATTTTTCTGTGATTTTAAGCTCAGTTTCAGAAGTTAATGTAACTTGATTTACTCGCGGTGAAATTGCTAATGCAACTGATTCAACTCTCATATCCCAATAATCCGGATCAGTTGAACCAAAACCTGTTCCGTACTTATCTTCTAGCCGTTCTAGTGTACGTTCATCTTCTGATTTAGATTTATCAAGTTTTTGTAAAGCATTCATATCTCTAATTGCACTAGAGAATTTCTTTTGTGCATCTAATTGAATTTCAGAAATATCTTGATTAAGCTGGCCGACTTTTCTTTTCATTCCGAAAGTATGATCTACTTCAATGGGTTTTAAGCCTAACTCTTTGGCTTCTACAGTGATTTGTGTCATTGTCTATTTTCCTTTCATTATAAAGAAAGCAGGATTCGAACCTGCTTCATTTGTTCCTGCCACTCCCACCCTGCTTTAGCAATTATTTTGAGGAAGTACTGTGTTCTGCGCCAGAAGAAACAGTTGCAGTATGGCTATCAGATGAAGCGTGTGCTGTATCAGTAGAGCCAGTTGAAGCTGTATTTTGAGCTGTTGCGTGCGTTTTTGTAGCTTGTGAAACAGTAGGCGTTACAGCAGGGCTAGATGAACTTGCAGCAGATTGTGATGTACCAGCAGTTCCAGCCGGAGTTTGAGCACTACCGCTTGCTCCATTTTGTCCTTTGCTATCTGATCCATTAGGTGTAGTTGTTTGTTTAAACCCATCAACGATATATGCCAACATTGCTTCTTCATTCTTCCATGCTGGATCACGAGTAGAATCTCCAACAAAGATTTGATAGAGTAAATTGTCAGTTGGACGAGCTTGTGGAGTAACGGTAAAACTATCATGAACTGTTACCGGACTTGCTGTATCAGTTTGCATGTTTACACCACTACCTGAAGTAAAAGTACAGTAAGGGAATGCATAGTAAACTGGAAAACCATGATTTTCAGAAATCGCAATATATGCGCCTTTGAACAATCGCTTGTCTGCACGCTTATAACCACCATGAGCTTCATCTTTTGTTAAGCCTTGCATTAATGATGAAATATCAAAAGGCATATCGTTTGCTGCAAAAGTACATGAAATGTTTTCGACACCAACTTCACTTTCAGCAGTAGTGTTAGAACCATAAACTTTAGTTACTGTTGGGTTCAAACCAGTAATATTGCTTTGGGTAGTACCTCTAGCAGTTTGTAAATCAGCTTGAAAAACACCTTGTGCTTTGTATTGACCATACTTTTTGAATTCATCAAGAGTTTTCAATTTTGCATTATCATCTTCAGGAGCAATTAATGCTCTCGCAAAACCATTTAATTCCATTAATTTAACTTCCTTTCATAATTGCGTGTGAAATGGAAAGTAAGCATAGTTTCGTCTGTTTCAGGATCGGTTCCTTCATCAGGTCCATAACTCACTTGCCATTCTGGCAATAAAAAAGACACAATCGAATTCTTGATCATGTCTATATTAGCTATTTTATTTTCTATACCAATAAAAACTTGAATTTCTATTTCTTGAACTTCTACAGTAGGAATGTTTGAACCATAACCGGCATAACTTCCAATAACTGGAGTAATCAGCAAATCAGTTTTAGTGTTATCAATTTTCCCTGTTATTCGCTTTTTATAATAACGATCTACGCCGGGCACTTTATTTAAAATAGCTTGATATGCGTCATTTATCGCTGTCATGGTTCATCACTTCCTTAAATGCCTTTAATTCAGCTTCCTTAACTGATTTCTTAGCTTCTTGTTGGGCTTTATCATAAAAATGCATGTTAGCATATCTTTTCTCAGACATATGGTGCTGACCATTATTTACAATCTTAGCTAAAAAATCATAGTACTTTCCTTCAAAGCCAACATCTGTATCTCCAGTATGAGTTTTATCAGCTGTATAACCAGCCTTATACGTAATGCTATCCTGCAGGTGCTTAGTCTTTCGGTGCGAATTACCATGCTTAGCATTCGCATGACCAGCAGAGCGCCCTCTTCGATAGATTTCATTGCTTCGTGGCGTGCGATCATGCAATACCTGACTAAAAGCTTCGGCACCTGCGCCGGTAATTCTTGCCTTGTCTTCAGGTGTCAATTTCATGCTCTGCTCAACGGAATCAACCCAACTATCTAAAAACTCTCCCATATCTTTAGCCATGATCTTCAACCTTCTTAACAGTCACTAAATCATAGCTTGTGGGAGAGTTCTTTTCATCTGGATTTATATGAACAACCTCATACATCTCGCCATTAACTCTAGCTCTTGAGATTTGATCCCAGAAACTATCTAACCGATGTCTTACAGCATACATTCGCTGGTCAGCTAAATTAAGCCCCTGAGCTTGAATGATCTGAGTCGTGTTCAAACTATAAGGAATTGCTAGAGTCGTCCATAAGACTGTAATTGAAGGAATTGGATTATCATTTTGGTCGTACTCAGGTTCATCAGATTCTTTTCCAAACTCAATCTTCTGATTTTGTCTGCTCGGATTCAATATCCTTACCATCGTGATCCTCCAATTCCTTGGCATAACGCCCTCTAAGCTGGCCAATTACTGCATTTGTTACAGCATCCACCGTTACTACTGCACCAGAAGTAATGCTCACTGGATTTTGAACATAAGAAGCAGCTAAAGCATTACAAACCAGTGTATAAAGTGGCTTATTATCTTCTGAAATATAGAAATCCTTTACTTCTGTGCCAATTGCACCTTGAACATAGCTTTCAGCTGCAATCAAAGCACTAGACATTCGTTTTTTTAATCCCTCATCTAAAGAAACATCTTCGTCTAAATATCCTAATGACCTCTTAAGGCCATCAGTGATCTTAAGATAAGCAGTCATTAAGAATCACCTCTAACTAATGTCCGGTATCAGCAGTACCTTGAGTTTGGTTAGCCACGGTCTTAAATGAACCAACTGCAAATGCACCATCATCAATCAATTGAACGTCAAAACGATCAATAAAACGAAGCTTAGTACTGTCATTTTCAAATGAACCAGCACCAGTATTAGTAGTATCAATTTGCATTTGTTGACGATCAAATAAAGTAATACCTTGCTTCAAGTCACCAAAGTATAGAGGGTGAGAGCCTGAAATATCAGGTAACCACTTATCAGCAATACGAGTTACAGGTTTACCATCAATCATATATTTATCTGGATTAGTCACATCAGGTTGCATTAAGTAACGGCCTTCCGCATCTTTTAATTTGCTTAAAATATTATAGCCAGATTGGTTGGTAATAAAGCTTGAACTTGCTTCAATTGCTGGATCAAGAGTGTTGTTTTCTAAGTCCTTAATGTCATCAAACTTAGAAATAGTTGGCTTCTTAGGAGCTTTGCCCATAACTTCAAGAATCTTAGCATTACGAGTAATAACGTCTTTTCTAGCTACCCAGTTAACTAACCATTGAATGATGTTGTCTACAGTATCCTTTAATAAGGTGTTAGTTACAGTAGTAATTCCAGCGTAACGATGAATTAAGTATTTAATTACTGTCAATTCTGGATCGTCATTATTGCCAATGATTGCAGTTTCGTCATCTAAATCTTTCAATGGCGTAATATCGTTCAATTTTTCGTAAACTCGTGAACCATGAGAAGTAGAAACATTTTCAACATTGACTAAGCTTTCAAGAGATACAAATGAACGCGTTAAGGTTCTAATTTGTAATTGAATATCTTCTGGAATAGTCAAACCTGCATTTCCAGCACCAGTAGTTCCAGATGATACTAAATTCTTAAAATCTGAAACAAATTGGTCCTTAATTGCTTTAATATCAGCTTTACCATCTTCCTTTACTGGCAATGGTTTCTTATTAATTGGTTCAGCATTCAAGTTAGCTCTAGCGTCTTCATAAGCTGACTTAGCTAATTCTTGATTCATCTTGGCATTCTTTAAACTTTCATTTAACTTGGCAACTTCATCTACAGAGTGGGAAGATTCATCTTTACCAAGATCAACAACAATTTGTGCGCGCTTATCTTCTAAATCTTGTACCTTTTGACCTGCCATATCAAACGCGTCTTTTAATTGATTGATATTCATTAATCTTAATTTTCCTTTCCAAATAAAATAGCCAGCTTCTTTTGAAGTTGACCATTATTCTTTTTATCTTCTTTTGGTAGAGGTTTAACGACATTCCGGGTCGATTGATTACGAAGTAAATTCTTAATTTTATTGATCATATCTGGCTTTACTGATAGAGAACCATCTGCATTTACTAATGCAGGCTGTTCTTGATCTTGAAACATAATCTCGTCCGCAAAGCCTTTATCTACGGCCTGTTTAGCATTCATCCAAGTTGTATTGCACATTAATCTGTAAACTTCTTGCTTGTCTAAGCCCGTGCGTTGACTATACAGATCAACAAATGATTTATCTAGTGAATCTAAAGCATTCAATGCACTAGATAAGTCATCGCTATTACCCATTGAGATTGTAGAAGCTCTATGGATCATCATTTGAGCAGTTGGCGACATTTCGACACGATCAGCAGCAAGTGCAATCCATGAAGCAGCAGAACAAGCTTGACCAGTAATCTTCGCCGTAACTTTTCCTTGATACTCTTTAAGTGCAGTATAAATTTCACTTCCTGCGTCCACATAGCCACCAGGAGAATTTATTTCAAGCGTCACGTCTGATCCATCTGCGTCATTCAAAGCTTGCTTAACAGCCCTAGGATTAATACTCTCATAGCCTAAGTAATCATAAACGTCAGCGTAATCACTCGGAATCACTTCCCCGTTCATCTGAATTGTTACCATCATCATCACCTCCCTCTTGTTGTTGAATTAGTTGAATTGCTTGTTGTGGTTTCTTCTCTGGATCAGGTAGATCAGTAGGTAAATATCCTGAATTTTGCAAAATAAATTGAGCTTGATTGCCAGCTATTGTTCCACCTTTTACCAAGTTAGAAATAGTACTTGCGTACTGATCTCCCATTGTGTCAATTGCAAAACGGATATCTGCAGATATATGAGCATGAAGCTTAGAATTAAGTTCGCCAATAATTGCTTGAACATATCGATTAAGAGATTTCGCATACTGACCACTAATTTGAGTAATTGAAGATTGCTGATCCCCTTGACCGTTTAGGTAACTGTCGGGAACTCCATAGACTTTAGCAATTTGGTCTCTAGTCCAATCAACTTGATTTAAAAGACTAGCAATATTGCCTTTCATTTCTAATGGCTTGTATTCTTCAAGCGCGTCAATTACTACTGGTCCATCAGATTCATGAATCTGTTTTGAAATTTCCTTTGATCTTGCAATTCTTGTCTTAGCGTCAAGCAAACCGCCATGCTGAATTGCTAACACTGCACTAGCAGTAACAGACTGTTTCAATGCTTTTAAAGTTAAAGCATTAGACGCATCTTTGATCTGTTGTTCATTAACTAATGCAGATAGCGGTGAAACTCCTGTTTTACCACCATTCTTCGAAAGCAACCGAATATGAATAATATCGGAAGCCGGTACATTTTCCATATACCCAATTGCTGGTTCATCAAAATTAATGTTGTAGACCAAACCAGACCCATCTTGCAGTAGTATTGGTTGCACTTGTGAAGGTCTTAAATACTCCCACGATAAATCAACACCATTAGTATTTTTGTGCCTATATGCGTAACAATTCCCATCTAGCAATAACTGGGCAAACATTCCTTGCCAGAAACTATAACCATTAGTGGTTACGCTCGGATTGCTAATAATTGATTGAGATCTATCAGAATCAGCAGTATAACGAACCATTGCTAAATCTCCTGATAGTTGCATAATCAGAGAAAAAATATCAGAGTTCTTTAATGCGGTATCAGCAGAAACATATTTCTGTGCTTCTCCGCCTGTTAGAAAAGTTACCCAATCAGGATCATTTAAAGAAAACCCCTGAGAGGGAGTTTTATTTAGTTTAAGTAGAGGCATTAGTTACCACCTCCCTTCTCACCGCCTGCTGCGATAAGCTCCACTAAATACCCAGAAATTAAAAAGGCTACACCGCCAACGATGTAACCTAATGGTTCATTAATCTTAAAAGCTCCAAAAGTAATTCCTGCAAGTCCCGTAAAGTAGAAAATTACATCAATATACTTCCACAGTTGTTCCTTTAACTTAGTAATCAGGGTTCTCACCTCCTAAAAGTCCCGATTTTGGATTCTTAAACCAATCCAATACCTGTTGTTCTGTCATTCTATCAATTTCAGTATCTTTATTATTTAAATCAGCATTTTCATCGAAGTAATACATCCCTTGAAATAGTGCATCAATTAACGCATCCACAACGTCAATCTTTAAAGTGGCTTTATCCTTATCTACTTGAATGCCAATCTTATCAGCCTTAACTACTGCATTAAGTAAAGCCTTTTGCATTACTGGATCATTAGGAATACTTACTTTATGCGTAACAAAAAGCTCTTGCAAAAATTTAGTCGGATTCGCAAGAGCTGATGTTCTTTGCTGAATATCCATAATGTACCAATCAGTGTTTACATTAAGTGATTCAGTTATATTCTTTACCTGATAAGAACCAAAACGGTCATAGCCAAAAAATTTAACTTTCAATTGGTGCTGTTCCACATAGTTTAGCAACCATCTATAAATTTGTTCAGGGTTAATAATACCTTGTGCATGTGCTGTAATCGTGCAGTATTCAGGATAATTACGGTAGGCAATTCCATCTTGCTTTTCTTTAGCTTCAATTGACCCTGCATGTTGCCAAGGAATAAAGCTGTGCTGTTCAAAGTGGAACTTGCCATCTCCATAAGGATAAACGAAGCCTAGCGCCGTATTATCAGAAAACATTGAGTAGTCAAAGCCGATAAATACTTCTCGCCCGTCAATTTTAAAATCATCATCTACAGCGTCCTCAACGTCTCTTAAATTTAAATAGCTATCAGTTGATTGTTTTAGCCATAAATTGAGGTTTTTAGTTTGAAAGTCTGAAATATTACCAGTTAGCAAATCGCTATCACGCTTGTCTTTTAAGCCTTTCATCAAGCCGTCGTGTTGATCCGGTAAATCTAAGAGGGGATTGGACTTAACCCATGTTTCAGGCTTGTAAGTTTCATCTAAGCTATCTTGTGACCAAATTAATCCTAGATAGCTATCTGCATCCCTTTTCCAATCCTGCTCCATTGCTTGAATAACCATTTTTTGATCTTGATGGAATGGAACTGTGGGATCAGGATAAGAAGTAGAAATTTGGATAAATTGATGATTTGGAACTTTAACCTGGCCAGAAATGATCTTGCTCACAGTTTCCCGTGATTTAACTTCTCCGATTTCATCAAATATAGCTGTTCTAAAGTGATAAGAGTCATATTGTCCTGCTTCAAGACTGATTGCCCGCAAAACGTTATTATTTTTCTTCATAATAATCTGATCTGATTGAATATAAAGATTTACTTCACTTGCATAGCTCTTAAAAGGTTCAATTTGAATAATCTTTCTCATCATAGAAGCAACATAGCCAAACAACTTCATGGTTTGTTTGAAATTGATTGAAGCAACTAAATAATCTTGGTTTGATAGTCCCACGCTTTCAATTAAAAATGAATAGCAAACTAAGATAGCCATCTGGTAAGTCTTCCCTTGACCACGTGAAACAGAATCAATTACGCGAGTAAAACGTTTATTGTTATCTTCATCTCGCCAGCCAAACATAAGAGCAAAAGTGAATTCTTGCCATTCCATTAATTTAGTTGGTTCTCCAGTATCAACGTTAGGACAAATTTTAGCAAAAGTTAGCAACCTATTAGCTTCTTCTACATCGTAGTGATAAGGAAAATCTGGTTGTCCTTGTCTTTTGAGATCCATTAAATGCCGAAAGCATGCAAGTTTTATCTTATATCCAGCTATTTTTGTGCCGTTTAAAACAGAAAAAGCGTATAAAGTTGCAGGATCATGATATTTAGCTTTAATATCTGACCAATCAATGCTTTTAAAAGCACCGATTACGTCATGAGTTTGTGTTAGATCAATTTTCATGACTTAAAGAACTCCTTCATTGATTCAGCAACTGATTTCTTTTCTGTGTCTGGCCCTGAAAGTTCCATAAGCTTATTTCTAGCTTGTGGACTTAGGCCCAGTTGTTTGCCAATTGTATTAAGTCTTCCTAAAGAATCAGACATCATATTGTAAGCAGGATTTTTCTTGAAACCCTGAAAATCACGACTGACCACTGAACCATCTACAGGAGAGAGAGAAGTTTTATAAACCTTTTGCTGAATGCCATTTTTTTGTAAATCTTCATAAGCCTGTCTGTAAATATCATATGCAGAACAATATTGCTGAATTAAATACTCGTCTGCACGAATAATCTTATTGCTTTTATTCAAATATGCGGTCAATTTGGGCCACAAATATTTGCCGTAAGTTCCCAGCCATTTCGGCGCTTGCGTTGGAACTTTTGGTTTAGTTAAGTCAACGTTCATTAGGTTTCACCCCGCTTTCAAAAAGTTTCAAAATTTAATATTTCACGCAAGATGACGGCTATGGTGCGGCTCTTCCATTCTCGCCACTAGGCGGGGGGGCAAAATCAATTTAAAACTCAATCGAGTATGATTGCTCATCAAAATTTAAATCGTCTCAGATCGCAGTTATTTGTCATCTCGCGCATTCATCAATTTATTAATTAGTTCAATATCTGTAATGGCTGGTACGTCTTTCAAAGTATTATGAAGACCAGTTCCATAGTATTCTTGTTCCCAGCGTGTCTTCTTTGCGTGACAGTCTCTACAGCACGTTACTAGATTGTCTACATTCTTCATTCTGCTTTGATCCCATTCAATAGGAACGATGTGATCGACAATGTTTCCGGGATTTATCCGACAATATTTGCACAAGTTAAAGTCGCGTTGAAGAACAAGAGCACGAAGCGACTGCCACTCACGAGAGTGATAGAACTTATTCTGCTCTGACTTAACAGAGTTGCGATAGCGAGTGACATGATTGTAGTGCCAAGTTGTAGCTCGTGATGATTGACGTTTACGATACTTCTCACGTTCTGCTCGATACTCTGCCTCATGTTCGATGTGCTTAGCGCAATAGTAGTTTGGCATCATGGCAAAGGCATGACAGCCTTGATACTTGCAACGTCTAACTCTTGGCATGATATTACCTCCACAACTTGAGAGCATAATAAAAGAGCTCACCGTTTCCATGAGTGAACTCTTCAAGTAGATATCGTTAAGCCGATGAGACTGACCGTCAGTCTCGGATAAGACCTAAGTATCGTGCAAACTAAATATTGACAAAAAAATAAATAATAAAAGCTTAGCGATATCTTATAGCCAGTAACGGAGTCGAACCGTTACTAGCCTTACATATTTGTATTTAAGGAGTGGCGTGAGTATTGCTCTCATTTCGAATTAACTCACAATACTACTATAGCTTATATTTCAGCCGTTCAACCATCACTATTATTCCGATAGTTTGCCAGTATTATTCCGGTCCTTTTTTATACCGATGCAAATCTATTATTGGTGAACAAGCCATGTATCTTTGCCAATGATCGAAGCTATCGGCAAAGAATAGTTGTGCTCTTCGTCTCAACACATTGTATTGAGTATGACCGTATCTAATCGCTTCAGCTACTTGCCAATTTTCCATCTGATAAATATAAAGATCGCGCATGATTATCTTTGACATTTCAGGTAGATGGTAAATGGTGTGATGAATAGCCCGTATTTCGGCTTCTGCATTAAGCCCACGAATGATACTAGCTTCAGCATGATTAGTACCATTAGAGTGACCAGGTGCTAAAGATAAGCTTGGAGAGCGTAAGTCAGTAAGATTACGACCAGACATTAAGATCAATTTTTCTAAATCATCAGTTAAGAATTCATCAACTCTATCACAGGTCTTATTGCAATCTAATTCTCTAAATAATAAACTCACATTCCCACTCCTCAAATTTACTGTTATTTTCAATACCTCATTTCTATATTTTAATACATATAACAGTTAAAAGGTATGGATATAAGTAGACTAAAATTGCTTGTAAGTCCTGATATCATAAGAATCTTTAACTCGTTCTGTACCGTGCCCATCGATCATGTGTGAACCTAACGGTATCTGTTCCCAATGGAATTTTTTGAGATGATAAGCTTTATGGCGTCTATCACAAAGATAATCAATTGCACCAGCAGTAGTAGGTATTTTAAAAGCCTTACGTAGTGCATTTAAATCTGTATAGAACTTGCCATCAATTAAATAGTTATAGTGAGGTACAATCGGAATTCTTGCTTCTCTACGAAAAATTTCAATAACTGACGCTGCAAACTCTGTTTCAGCAGAGATTTCCCACTTATCAAATCCTCGTTCAAGAAGCTTAATACAATTAGCTCGTCTATCTTCAAACGTTCCAGAAGCCAGCTCATGAAGCTTAGTAAGCTGTGGGCTATCCATATCAAAACGATTAATTGAGCCTCCGTCCTTTTCTAATTTGTGTAAATAATCATAAAACTCAGTAGAAAGTGTCATGCAATTCCTCCTTCATAATCATCAAAACCATAGCCTATAAGTGCACCTTCGACTATCATTCGAGCATCATCCACACTACGTGCAATGCCATGAATTATATTATGTGATGTAAGCATATGATGAAAACGTATCTGATCTTCTCTTGGTTTCCCAGTTGCATTTTTAACCTCAATGTAGAAAGCTTTGCCATCAATCCATCTAAACCCCGATAAATCAGGAAAGCCTGAAGGTAATCCAGTAGAAAAGAAACGCCCATCTGGTGTTCTCATTTTTCCAACGTTGGCACGGAACACTGTGCAACCATGCTTAGATAATTCAATTTGTATCTTAGATTGAATACTATGCTCTGATTCAGACATTATTTTCACCAGCTTTAATATAATTAACAATAATTCGCATAGCCTCCTCATGACGTTCAAAGTTATCAACTACTGAATTGTTGAAATTAGTTTGTGCATCAATAATTCTAGAAATTGTCTTATAATACTCATCAATTTCACGTAAAGCTTGCTTGCTGAGACGTTGCGATTTCTTTTGCAAATAATTGCTATAAAGGAAAAGTACAATGACCGTCAAAGGTCCAATTGTGTTAATGATCGTCCAAATCAATGTCAGCCTCCTGAATAAGCGTAATATCTTTAGTCGGAATATAAAAAAGACGAGTATCAATCGGTTTCTGACTAACCACATAAGAATTAGAGCCATAAGTAAAGTCAGGTTCGTATGGTTCATCTGTTAATCCTACATAAGTTCTAATAGGCATTAAAGGATTAGAATATTGCGTTAGTTTTATATCATTCATTTCGTCAGGACTACACAAAACTGTCATTTCGTCTTGAGAAAACCTTTTTAAAAAAATCATTGATCTAATCTTCATAATGTTTCTCCAATACATCTGCAACCATAGTAGTTAATTGTTTGTAACCATGTTTCTTTTGATCTTCCTTTAATTGCTTAATGGTAGATTTCTTAATAGGCATATTGGTTAAGTTAATAATATCTACAGGCTCTGTGATACGAGTATCAATCTCTAAATTAAAGACAGTTCTACCAGGATAGAACCCTTTAACTCCAAGACTTAAATTATTAATTGAGATATCTAAGCCAGAGTATTCACTTTCTATTGTCTTTTTCAATTCATGCTTTAGTTTTTCTTCATTACTTAATTTTCTTAATGCGTACATTATTTTTCCTCAATCTTCTTTGGTAATAGTTCAGTCTGAACACTAGTAAAGTCAACTGTTAACTTATTTTGTGCAATCTCGTTAAGCGTGTTCAAATTCATTTTCTTAGAATCAGCAACAAGTGTAATCACTACATCACTACCATCTGCTTTAAAATTCTTAATACCTGCATCAAATGATAATTGATTGCCTTTTAATTGCTTGTTTGTATTGTCTGTCATTTTCATATACTCCCTACTATTAAAATTATTATTGCTAGCAGAATTAAGAATACTGCTGCAAAAATCCAATCAGGCATAGTTAAATGCCTACTTCTTCATATGTGATTAGAGCGCTGAATATATAATTATCGTCATTCAAATCAAATAAAACACTGAATTTTATATCAACAATATGTTTATGTTGAATAAATTCATTAATTTCATCATCAAACCAATCTTCGCGCATGTTTACAATTGTTTTAACTTTCATGATTAATTAACTCCGTTCTAGTAATTATTTGCCATCTTCCATTGCCGATGTACTGAACTTCATCTTCTTTATTTGGAAGTACATAACGTCCATCAACTTTAAATAAAAGCATTTGTTCACTTGCAGAAGTCACATATTTAACTCCATATTTGTCCTTATAAATATTCGTATCAAACACATCTAAAATATCGTATGGCTTATTCCAGTCATAAATGTTAGGTAAATCTTTCATGATGTTTCTCCATTAATTGAGTTTGTAAATCTATAAAATCATCTTCAAATTTCATAAAAATAAATGCTGCTTTAGAAACAGGCATATGATGTTTCTCAGCCCAGCTTTGAAGGTACTTTTCAAAGCCCACATAATCATCAGTAACGAGATAATCTGTCAATTTTAATAAACCATTTTCTTCAAGCTGCTTTCGTCTAACATGCATCAACTGATACCTAACTATCATTTCATTCATCAGTTAACCTTCTCCCACATTTCGGACAGTAATCAATAAGAGTATGCGTATATTGACGTTCATAGCATTCACTATCCGGCTCATCTGTTTCCAAAGTAAACGATTTTTTATCGGTATAGATATACGTTGCATATTTCCAATCCATTCCATCCCATGAATCAATTTTCTTTTTAAATTTCTTATTAATTGGTTTACCACTTATGAAATCTGCACCCATATGAGTTACAGGATCAAAAGTGCAGTAAATACATTTATTTTGGTTCATAATCAATACAGCTCACTTCTACCAAATCATCTTCTAAGTAAATTTCATATCTATCTTGTAAGCAGCCTAGCAAATCTGGAATTGATTCACCTATAAAAGTCTCTGAATTATCTTTTAAAGATTTACCTGTAGCCAATTCAATAACATAAAATTCATCTTCAACTTCCACTATTTTGACTTCTTTATAGTCAGCTGTCTTTTTACTTTTTAAAATTACATTGTCCCCAGTTTCTGGTATTTTGAATCGCTTCATAAATTTTGTCTCCTCTTAATGTCCTTGCGCCAGCTGTCAATTAAATCTTTAAACGTTTTTTGTCCAGATTGTTTTTTTGCAGGTAAAATATCATAGCTATATTCAAAATGCTCAAATGCCGTTTCCTTTACAGCTTCTTCAATCTCTTCTTCGGTAGCATTATCATCTACTTCAATATCTTCATAAGTATCTTCTGGAGGTTGATAATAATCTGGCGATTCCCAATAAACTCTAACCTTCATAGTTTCCTCCCGCAGATAGGACAATAGTTGATAAAAATTTTATCATTAACGTCCTTATAATAATCGCCTATATTAAGAAACATAGATTTATCCTTGATATCTACGTTTGCTTCAACGTAGTCATCATTACTAGTTAAATAGGTATATTCCAGTAATACACAATGCTTTCCTCCAGTTTCATGATGGCAATATGGGCATTTATCATTTGTTGCTAGCATTTCATATCCTCTTCTACTATTTCATCAAGAGTTAATCCTTTTTCTTTTCTTAATTCTTTTAACCTATTCATTTCTTAGCCTCCATTTTTAATTAACGAATATTTTTTAATTTATTCATTATATTATTCGCCTAATTTGTTTAATTAACTGTTCCTTCATGTTCCAACGTGAGAACACAACGTTAGCCATTGCTATAGCTAGCTTTATAGCACTTTGTTCTATGTTCTACCGTCATTTGAAAACCATGTTCAATCATTCCTATTAAAAGCACTTCTCATCATTGATATAACAGTAATCCTAATATATATACTATATAAAATTATTTTTTTTATTATATTTATATAGAACATGGAACAGACAAAGGTTTATTCTTACTCTTTCTAAGGTTAAGGGGTGTTCTACCGTTAGGCTTGACGCTAGAACACCATAGAACAGTTTATTTTCTTAAATAGCCATAGGTTAATTTCCCTTTTATTCGTCTTCTGGTCTTTTCAAATCCATATTTAGCTACCATGATATATTGAAGCTTTTGAGACATTTTTTTATTTCTAGAAAAATTAGTTTCCGGTGCTATATGCATATGTAATTCTTCATTAGAAATAAAATCTTGATCTTCAAAATCGTTTTCTAACGCTTCGTCAACTTTATTTTCAAAATCATCACTATATTTAAATTTATCCGCATTTAATTCAATAAGCATTAAATGATTACGATCAATTTCCAATGAAAATTCACCTGATTTATATAAATAAACTGCTTCTCCCCATAGCTGTTTAACTAAATTATCAGTTAAATCAGTAACTGGGTGATATTTTTGTTTGTCAATATCACAAAGTAAAGGCATAAAGCGTCTATTACCAGTTTGATCTTTCAAATAATAGCGTTCATTAGTAGTACGGACCATGACAAATTGTCTAGGAAACACTTCTATCCCACGTCCGTAAGGTAAACGGTATCTAAATTCCTGTTTAGAACAGAATTTTTTTAATTCCTCAAATGAAGCTTTATTAGTTGCCGTCATTTCATCATCATTAATAATTAGAGCATCACGTGTTTTAGATAAATCATCTTTTTTAGTAAATGTATTAAAATCATCTGTATAGTAACCTAAGGGCGATACTCTTTTAGCAAGTGTTGTCTTACCTGCACCCTGACCACCAACTAAATCTAAAACCTGGTCAAATTTAATTTTAGGATTATATGCTTTAGCTACTGCTCCTACAAAGAATAATTTTGTAACCCATTCTGTAAATGCTGATTTTTCAACTCCTAAATAATCTGGAAAAAAGTTAGCTAGTCGTTCTTTACGATCCCAATTTTGATAGCAGATATCAAAATAAGTAATGATGGGATTATACGAATTAGCCCTAGCAGCCAAAACTAAAGCATCTCTAACTAATTTATCTTTAAAGGTGGTATGTCCATATTTAGCTTCACTTTCAATATAAGATAAAATTTCAAGGGAATAGTCATCTGACATTTTTCCTTTATCAATATGAAGTTTTGATACATTTCTAACTACATCAATATTTTGTGTAAATTCATTAAATCGGAATACTCCAGCAAGCAATGGATCATTTTCAATGATAATTTTTACATTGTTAACGCTAGTAGTTTTGATATTCCCATTAGCATTTAGTAAGAAATTATAAGGATATCGAGTACCTTGATTCTGTTTTTCACGTAATTTTTCAGCGTTTTTCTTATCAAGTGCCATTAGCATCCCTTCTTCTAATTTCTTTTTCGATCATAGAATTTGCTGTTCGCTCTACTTCTTCCTCAGACAGTTTATCTTCAGTATTGCTATTAGCTATTTTCGCGAGTTTAAAGGCAATATCTGGATCAACGTTTCTATAAAGTAGACCACCCATAAATGATGCACAGGCATTATTACGACCACCAGTTTCACCAAAACCATTAATAATAGTTTCAAATAATTCACTTGTCTGATTTTTGCCTGAAACCGAATAAGTAGCCATTTTATTATCACCGTGCGGTTTTAACTCTTTAGACTTAGATAAGATTAATTTCAGTAATTCCTTAGGAACTGGGGCAATTGCTTTATGATTTAGCCACTTATAGTCTTTTCCATCAATAGTAGATGGAGCTACTACTACATAATTATTTTCATGAGCCTTAATATCTACTCCAGGTAAAAAACCTATGTTTTGAGTTATTGATTTATCAATTGGTTTTTGAAAATAAAAATGAACTCCATTGTGTGCCGTTTTTTCGCAAAGAGTGTTTTGAAACCATTCATTATGATGTAAATCAGTAATAGATTTCATACCATCTACATCACCATGTCTGTCAACATCAACAACAAAAAAGTCTTCAGTTTTCAATGCAATATTGGCTAATGGATACTTTTTCCATAACTCATGGATTTCTGTTTTAGTTAGAGCAGGACGATTAGCAAATTTAATTAGTGGACGCTTATCTTTACGGTTAATAGGAATTACTGAAAAACCGTGTTCTGCATAGCTTAATGCGTAATTAACAAGATTTTTCATAGTTTTATTTACTTACCCTTCATTTTTCATATCGGATACATCAAACGGCAAATCATTATCATCAATTTCTACACCCGTTTTAGAATCTTTAAACGGATCATCCGTAGCTTGAGGCATAGAAGGTTGGTCTGCTTTTGCAAATTCATAATTGCGATAAGGATGATCTGGATCTTTTTTATTTGGTGTTTCTGAAATATGCAAATTCATAAGCGTACCAATTCCTGGACGTAATACTGGCACAATATCTTCATAAGCTTCTGTCTCATTATCATGGGCAAATACTGAATTAGGAACGACAATATTGCACATTGCACCAACAATTTTAATTTGTGAAATTGAACGACTGATTACAAAATCTGGCATTGCTTTTCCAGTAGCAGTTTTTAATGCTAAGCTTGGAAAAATATTTTCTCTTTGATCCGTGTATTTTCCATTCATAACTTTGAAACTGAGCATCAAGAAATCTCTACTACCATTAGCATTGTGAGTAATATTATCGAAGGATACTAAATAATCTCCAGATGGAAGTTCTGTTCTACTACCTGCTTCTTTACCCTTGGTAGGGTCAAAACCTGATTTATCTAATTCATTTGCAATATCTAATAAACTCATTTATTACTTCTCCTTTTTATTCTTTAATTCTTCCATTTGTTCTCTAGTAAACATTCCCATACAGCTAGCCAGTAAATTTCTAACTTGCGGATTAGTTATATCTTGCGGAATATAGTTACTTCTACGTGACTTAATCTGTCTATAGTAAGTAGTATTTTGTCCGTCTCCAGTCTTACTAGTTCTAATAACCAAATCACAGTTTCCAGCAACTATGTTGTAATACTTAGTTTTTAAAGCTGGCACAATTTTACTAGTTCCTGCTGCAATATCGTTTTGTTCTTCTTCTCTACTAATCCAAATAACATTAACTGGTAAAGACTTTAATTCTAGTACGAGGTCTTCAATTACTTTTTTAACCATACTAGAGCCTTTTCCATAAGCTAGTTTTCCATCGGTAATGTATTTTTCATTAGCGCTATCCGTAATTTGTTTAGTTACAGCACTAACTACATCTTCAATAGTGTCAATAACAATAGTTTTAAAAGTTGATTTAGAAATTAACTTAATAATTTCATCTAGCCGACCAATGATGTCATAAACTGGTTGCCCATTTTCATCTGTTAGTAGTTGAATACTGGGTGCTCTACTTTGGCTAGCATTGTTATCAGTATTGATATCTAATACATGAGGAAAATAACTAGCAAAAAATGTTTTTCCACTCATGGGTTCGCCATAAATAAAGTAATATTTTGGCTCTTTTTTAGGTTTAATTGGTTTATCTTCCGGTAACCTAATCATTTTCTTTTAATCAATCCTTTCATTTTAGCTTGATAAAATACCCAGCCTCTTTTATATTTATGTAATTTTGCATAGGCTTGTAATTCTTTCATTGTATGAAGCTCTTTAACTGATTTGTTTGCTACATTTTGCATAACTTTATCAGCTAAAATTTCATTAATTAAGCGTTTACGATCATTGATAAGTTTTAATTCGTCGTCTGTTTGTTGTACTGCTGTATGGACTTTAATAGGATTACCACAAATTGGACATTTACTATTTTTTACTTCACTAGCTTTTACAACAGCAAAGCAAAAATCGCATTGAGTAATAGCAAATATTGGTTCATTATTGTTAGATTTACGTTTATTTTTATCAGTAGTAATGATTGCTTGTTTCCAATCCCTATCACTGTCAGGCAATCCAAAAGTTTTCCAATTTGCTACATGATCTATAATGATAGCCTTCTTATTTTCTCTAGGATTTAAGCATCTCATTGAGAATTGTAAGTAAAGAGCCAAACTTTTTGTAGGTCGTGCCATAATTACACAGTCAACATCTGGCAAATCTACTCCTTCAGTGAACAAGTTAACGTTTACGAGAACCTTAATTTTCTTATCTCTGAACTGTTTTACATACTTATCCCTTATCTTATCCTCGGTTGTTCCATCAACCTCTACAGCAGAAATATGAGTCTTATTAAAAGCATCAGCAATTCGTTTTGCACTTTCAACTGAATAGGTGTACACCACTGCTTGCTTATTTTTTGCTAATCTTTGATAGTTACTTACAATATGACCATAGATTTTTCGACTAACGGCTTCATCCATACTGGCATTGGTATAATCTCCAGTTGAGTTCTTTTTTAATTTTTGAGTATCAATATCATCTATTGAGTAATAATCAAATGGTGCTAGAAAACCTTTTTTAGTTAATTTGCTAATTGATTGACCAACAATAATATCATCGGCTATCTCATCGAGTTGTCGCTTTCCTGTCCTAATTGGTGTCGCTGTAAATAGAAGAACAATTGCATTAGGAAATTTATTTAAAATTCTTTGATAGCTTTTTGCTAAAACGTGGTGCGCTTCATCGACTAGAATTAATTGTGGTTCAGGTAATTTATCAATTTTTCGAGTTAACGTTTGAACCATACCTGCGATTAATAAATTAGAATTAACACCTTGATTTTTAAATGTAGCCACTGCTTGATCTAGAACTTCTTTACGATGAATTAAGAACATTACACGATTATTTTTATCAGTAGTTCTCCTAGCTATTTCTGCCATAACTACTGTTTTTCCTGTTCTAGGGAGGAGATTGGACGATAATTACTCGATGCCTGCGTTTCATCGAAATTACAATTTTATTAATTAATTCGCTTTGATATGATCGTAATTTATACATTATTTAAACCTTAATTTCCTTACTTCTTTATGTAGCTCTCTTTTGGCATCTTCAAACATAGTTTGAACAATCGTATTAAATTGCTCAGAAGTAGTAGCATGAAAATCCCCACTTGGTCTAGGCTTATTCTTTTTTAACCAATCTTCAGCTTTCCCAACTTCGCCCTGCTTTAGTGCTTCTTTAACTAATCGGCTAGTCCACTCATTAATTTGATTTTTGGAATCAAATTGCCATTCTCTAAATTCTTCTAGCATTGGCTTAAGTCCTCCATCTGGTAAACTTCTTGCATAATTTCGCCTAGATAGTCACTTGCTAAACCTTCTTCAATTCCATCAAGCAATTCGATGATGAAATTGAATTCAGCTGAATCAATTTCATGTGTGAATTTTTCAAATCCCATTAATTTAATTCGGTATTTAAGAAATTCAATAATAGTGTGGAAGTCTGATCCCATTTCATATCCAATAATGTAGGCATTGTTGTCACACCACACTACTAATGAATCTGTTCCTTTATAATGGTCGATGCGTTTTTGAGCATCTTCATAATAGATTGTTTCTAGTAGCTCTTTGCCTGTTTTTGCTTCCACGGTTCTACCACCTCTCTGTATTTATAAAATGCGTTACTACACAGCAGTTTTGCTTCATTACTTTCTTTCAAAGGATTGGTATGCTTAATTCCTTGTAGTAAATTACTTATTTTTTTCATTTTTCCTGTATCTCCATTCGGTATCACACATTAGCCATACAACTAAAGTCAGGGTAAAAATATCTAATGGTATGTCTAACATTCGACTTATTACACCTAAAATTATTGTGATAACTACAGACCAAGTTGTTATATATATACTTTCTTTCATAAAGATCCTCTTAAATATTTGGAAAAATTGCATTATACATAACGAATGTAAATGAAACTAATGCTAGAATTGCAGTAAACATAGTTGCTAGTTCTGTTTCTCTAATAGTGAAATCAGTGCCCATAAATTCGTTAATCTTGCTGTTAATCCACTTACTCATAATTAACTCCTAAACTAAACCAAACTGCTCATTATAAATTTGTTGTGACTTCCACTCTAGAAACTCTTCAAATCTCTTAGCCTTAACGTGACATTTACGTTTACTTTCCAATACAATTGCATCTTTGTATGGAGAAATCTGACACTCCTCACGTCTTCTGCGCCATGTTGAGTATGACCAGCCATACTTCTTTTGAATCTCTTTAGGCGTTAAAATATCAGCCATTTTAAGCACCTCTATAAGTTAAAATCTCTAATTACCTTTAAGATGAATCGATTCCCTTTAGGTGCTTTAATGCGACCTGAAAGATAATCTGTTACATCTTGTTTAGGAATGCCATAAGCACTAGCTAGTTTTGAAATGCTTATGCTATTTTCTTTTAGATACTTTTTAATTAGGTCTCTTCCTGGTTCGATTGTTGGCATTCTATTCACCTCACTATTTCTTAAACAAGCGCTAATATAATTGCTATAATTGACAGAATCATTGCTATAATTGAAATAGCGATATTCTTTTTTGTGTTTTTATCCATTTTCTTCATCTTCAATTTCTGCTGCTATTTGACCGCTACCATAAATTTCAATTTTATTCGGTGGCTCTTTTTCTAAATTGCTTAAAACAGTAAGTACATTTGATAAACTTGAAATTGTATTAATGTAAATTCCATAATTTTTCTTGCTACCAGTCATTGCAGCAATCTTAGCAGTATGTTCTATCGTTTTTAATATTTCTTTATCGATGCTAATTTTCTTTTCTTCTATACTCTGTTCGCCTCGTTTTCTGCTATAATTTCAATAAAAATAATAAGGAGTATATAGTTAAATGAACTGGGCATTAATTAGTCAAATTGGTAGCATCATTGTTGCTGTAGTAGCCTCTATTGTTACTTTTCTGAATAATCGAAGTAATAACAAAACTGTTAAAGAGTTAGAATTGACCAAGCAAAAGTTTGCGCAAGAAAATGAAAAACTTAAGAGAAATCAAGCTATGCAAGATTTCAAAAATAATTTAATTTCTAATTTTCTAGGCGATTTAGCTTCTTGCCTTAACCAATTTGATGACATAAACAATCTAAGACAAGCGCAAAAATCAGCTGGTCAAGTATTACCAATTTGTAATTCAGAAGAGAAAAAATTAGTTAACGATACTTTGTCAAAAATCGCTAAAGCTGGTGAATATGGGGCTGATCGAAATGATTTTAAAACATCTAATGAGTCTGTTCTTGCTACCTTGAAAGCATTTAACTATGACTTAAAGAAGCAACAATAATTGTTGTAATTATGAGAATTAAAATTACCGATACTATATTCAATGTGGTGTTTTTTGTTTTCTCATAACTCATCAAAGTTATAATTATTAATCCCACTACCCACATTGCTACTACTGCTAGTTCAATCATTCTTTACTTTCCTTTTTGTTAAATTTAGCTAGTTTTGGCTCAACTTTGATTTTTCCATTCTTAGATATGACAACGTGATGAAATTTACTGTCATATTTAATTCCATTAGCAGTCATCTTAATTGATGGCTGTTTTTCTTTATCCTTTTCTTCCATCACTACTCGCCTCTCTTTCTGCTAAACTGAAATCATCTGGTAATAAGGAGATGATTAATTTATGAATGATGAAAAGCGTGCGCATGATTTAACAATGCTAATTCTTCACGACCACTGGAATGATTTAGAAGAATATGGCATTAAAACTAAATCTAAGCCTTATCTTCTCGATGTTTATGCTGCTCTTTATCCAAAAATTCTTGATTGGGTAAAATCCCAGCATTTTTAAAGAATTCATCATATTGTTCTTTAGTCATTGGTTTTCTAACCGATGGCTTTTCTTCTGCTGAATTAATTAATTCAGCACTAATCTGCTGATCATACGCTTCACATAACTTTTCAATTGTAGAAATGTAAAAACTTTTTGTTTCAAAATTATGTGAAGCTTTTATTTTGCTTATATTTTTCTCGATTAAATTTAAAATTGAAATATCATTCTTTTCTTCCATCTACTCTTCCTCATTCCTCAAAAACTTATTAATAAAGTATTGCTGACCTTTGTCGGTTACTTTTCTTTGTCTCTTAAATCATCAAGAGAAACATTCAAAGCATCAGCAATCTTGCATATATTTTTAAAACTCGGATCAACACCGTCAGGATTCGAATAGTTCTTTTTATAATTGCGTAATGTATTCTCGTTAACTCCACTTTCTTTAGCTAAACGATATATTGACATATGTTTTTCTTTTAAGATTTTTTCAATTTCATTCCACATATTTTGTATCTCGCACCTTTGTTCCCACAATATACTGTGTTATAATATTTTCAGTTGCCCATTGATGATGCGAATCATCTTTTGTACTGGGTGAATTCAGAGAAAACCTAAACCATAGGGCATGGCAACTCTGAGCTAAGCTTCTAATTTGAAGAAAGTGCAACGCATAGGTTTATTTTTTAACCCACGAGCGCCCAGCAACTCTTTGAGTTGAACATATATGCTGAACTACTAGGAAACTTGTAGAAGTTAGGGATAAAAAGCCCTAGCGATAACATAATTGATAAATCCAGCAACCAATCTTACAGCTATTAGTGCAGCTCAAGTTGCTAAGGGGCTACACGCACAAACTCAACTAGCAACTAAGATTAATAAACCATTTGACAATATGAAGGGAATGAGCGCAATGACATTTAACTTTAAGAATGAAATGCCATCTGCCTCATCCTTCGCAACCAAAGTCAAAACTAATAACATTGCTACGATTGCAGGTAACTTCAAGAGATAGCGGATCTATTTAGATCTGCTTTTTATTTTGTCCCCAATCTACTCTTCCTCATCATTCATTACTTTCTGCTAAACTGAAATCATCCGATAACAAGGAGATGATTGAATGGATAATGTTGATAAATTGATTAAAACAATTAAGTCATATATTTCTGCTAAACGTCCAACTATCACATATGAAGTTAGAGAAATATTAATTGATTCTGAATTAGATCCCAAATCATTTGGTGAAGCACTTAATTCACTAGAAAAATCAGGATATATTTCAATCGAATATGGAAGCAATACAATTAGTAAATTAAATATTAATGAATGCTTTCCCAAGTAATTACATCAGAAGCCTTAATTAGGCTTCTTTTTTAGATTTTCAATTAGTTCTTTTCTCCACTTGCTTAATTCTGTTTCGGTTGGTTTCTTAATTTTTAATAAACTTACTTCCCAATCAGAAGCTATTAACTCTTCAAGACATGGTTCCCAGCCAGGAGAGATAATTTTTCCATCTTCGTTATAAATAATTGTTCTTCCAAAATCGTCAGTTGGATAAAAATATGTTCCATCTCGTTTGATTACTCCACCAAACTTTTTTGCTTGGCTTATCGCACTTCTTATATCCATACTCCGTTCACCTCACTTTCTGCTAAACTGAAATCATCTAATAAAAAGGAGATGATTTAAATGATTAGCAATGAACAACGTGCACACGATATAGCTTTGGCTACCGCTAAATTATTTGCCGAGCAGCAATTTGAATTAGCATTAAGATCACCTAAAGCGAATATTGAAATCACAACTGACATTTATCCTATTTATGTCAAAGCATATAAATCCGCTTTAGAGTCAATAAATCGAGACTTTAATTAATTTCTTTTCCATCGAGTCTCGTATTTACTTTGATATGCTTATCTGAAACAGATGTATTAATCAATTCAGCATTAAGTTGCTCTTGATATGCTTCACATAATTTCTCTACTACAGCTATATAACTAGCTTTCTTTAGAGGATTATGTGAAGCTTTTATTTTGCCTATGTTTTTCTCAATTAAATTTAAAATCGAAATATCATTCTTTTCTTCCATACTTCGTTCACCTCGCTTTCTGCTAAACTAAAATCATCTGATAATAAGGAGATGATTCTATATGGCAATTCAAATAATTCCATTTTCAAAAATACCTTTTGATGAACTAACTAAGGAATACATGTTCAATCAAAGAATGTCTTTTAGTCCCGTCATTCCTTTTAATTCATCAATTGTTGCTCAATCGGGTGGTCAAGATAAATTTGGAAATACTTATATCTACCAAGAATGGGCAAATGGTAATAAATTATATTTGCTTAGACATGTTACTGGAAACCCACCTATGAATCATGTGAAAGCAAATTATGATTTAAAACCTGATAAATAAATAGAACCATTGGAATATATGACCATTTCTTCACTCTGTGTATGTATTCCATTGACTTCATCAAACACAATCGTTTTAAGATTGTGTTTTTCTTTATCCTTTTCTTCCATTTTTACTCTTCCTCATCATCAAGATAAATGTTATTCATACCAAGTAAGTCACACACATTGGCTAACAATTCATAATTAGATTCTTGAAGATCCTTTACTTCAAACTTTCGTTCTCCAGTCTTTACCCCTGAATCAGCAATTGTTGAAACTTTGCTAAACGTTGTACCAGGGCTATTCAAAGCAACTAATTCTTTAAGTGCATCTTTAACATTTTCGTAGTTCATAATTATTTCTCCAATTCTTACATCGGTTATAGATCCAAATCAGTCTGTGCATTCATTTGTTGAATATCCTGTTGTAGCGGATATGATGGATACCAATTACTGATGAAATTAATTGCTCTATCAAAGTCTTTCTTTGATAAATCCTCATATCTTGAAATTACAAACGAATCTTTGAAATCATGCTCTAATTGACGAAAAACTTTGCGTCTTTTATTTTTATCTTTGTAAAAATTGCTCTTCTTACCACCGCAAACTTCTACCGATTTTCTATCTCTTGCTTTTCGGAGTTTAAATCGTTGGTTTGAATCAATTTCGGACGTATTTTTGATAAACTCAACATCTTTTTCTACGTTAGTCATTCGCTCGTCCAAATGAATGGTAGCTTCCATTGCTAGTTTCAAACGCTCTTCTGGTGTTTGCGGTAATTGATATGATCCAGTCTTTCGAATAGCTGGAAGCACTTCGCTTGTTACCCAGTGCTTAAACTTCTTAGCATTTGGAAGTTTGCTACTTAAGATGAGACTGTACATTCCTGATTCGTTTACTACTACAGCTAGTTGTTTTCTCCCGATGGAGTCACGAATCGTTACCCCATCTTTTTTGTCTTCATCGTCAACATGATCTATTAGTGCTTTTCTCGTATTAGAATAGCCAAGCACACTAGCTAAATCTTTGCCAACAAACCAAGGCTCACCGTCAATTTTTAAAGTTCTTACTTCTTTCCCTTCGAATTTAAATAATTGCAATTCGTTATTCATTGTTTCCTCCTTTATTTTTATTCCGTTCCAGTTGTTTGACGAATTAAATCGGATTTTTCATTTAAAAATAAAATCCATCGGAATTTGATAGATTTGTGACATTTTTTTAGCCAATCCTAAAGTAATTTTATCTTCATCATTTTCCAAAATGGATAAATTTTGATAAGAAACACCTAACTTTTTAGCCGCTTCTTTTAGAGTTAAATTTGCATTAACTCTTGCTGCTTTTGCTGTTATCTTTGGCATCTTGCGCCTCCTTTTGCTTAAGTTGGTTTTGCAGGCGCATCCCTTCTTTTTGTGCTTTTCTTAGTCTCGCATGGTAGTAGAGCCACATTGCAATTAAGACTATTCCACCAACTATAGCTACATATTCGATTGCATTCATAATTTTCTCCTGTTATGATTAGAGCGTACACTAAGCAGGCGGTAGTCCCGCCTAGTGTACAAGCTAGTTCTTGGTTTGTCCAAGTTCTTGCTTGATTTTTTTGTTTTCTAGCTCTTGGTTAATAGCTTTTGCTCTTTCAAGTCTTACCTTGTAGAAGCCGTAAGCTAAGCCAAGGGCTATTATTATGCTCTCAATCATAACTTTCTCCTTTCTAGTGTTAAGGTCTTGCTTGACCTTACATAAATATAATACTCCGACTTAAACCGGAATGCAAGCATTTTTTCGTATTTTTTTGAAGAAATGGTAAAATATATTTGAATTTAATTCGGAGGAAAGAAAATGGGGCGCAGTAATTTAACACCTAGCGAAATAAAAGCTAAAAAAATTATATCTTCTAATCTTAATGATTTACTACTCAAAAGTGGAAAAAAGAAAATTGATATTCAAAAAGAAACTAATATTCCACGAAGTACAATCAGTGATTATTTTGGGGGTAAAACTCTCCCATCAGAGGAGAATATAGAAAAACTTTCTAAATTCTTTCATGTCGACAAATCTGAAATAGATCCACGATTTTCATCTGCTCCGAAATTCAGCAATGACGACCTCGATGAAATGCTAGACAATGCCCACTCTTACGATGGCAAGCCACTAGATGACCATGACCGTGAACTTATTAGGCAATATTTAAACGCCCTTCTTAATAAATAATTCAAGGTGAGTATTATGGATAGTCACTTAATATACTTGCTTAAAAAATACAATTTGCATCTTCAATATGGTCCTTCCCACGAAAAGGGATGCATTGTTAGAACTCCCGCTAGTTTTCCTGACCTCTTAATGGTTAAAGAAGGACTATCTGATGAAGAGACAGAAAAGGTCATCTTACACGAAATTGGACACGCAAAGAATGATCCCTCAATTGTGGGAAATTATAAATATATTGGTTCAGCCCATTCTTGCAGTGAACATGGAGCTAATAATTTCATGGTTCACGAAAAAATCAAACAATATGTAGCATTAGGTAATGAACCAGATGAAGCAAATTACGTAAATATTGCCGTTGGTCTAGGCATTAACAATTTTGACGAAGTTCGTGAAGAGCTTTTGAAATATGTTGCAAAATAAAAACCGCCCTCTCGGACGGTAAGGAGGCTAAATAATGCCGAGAAATAAATTATCAGCTTTCGAACAAGCCGCTCGAAAGTTAATATCTGCTAATTTAAAAGAATATATGCATGGAATGACACAATCTGAATTAGCCAGAAAAGCTGGTATACCTCTTACAACGTTATCCGGTTATCTTCGAGAAAAATCCACTCCTAATGCTGGAAACTTGGAAAAACTCGCTTTAGCATTAAATGTTAAAAAAAGTGATATAGATCCAAGATATTCTTTTGAACTAGATTCAGAACCTACTCCCTCCAATTCTATCGACACATCAGGGATGCATTACGTTCGAGTTCCTATTATAGGAACAATCGCATGCGGTAAACCTATCTTGGCCGAACAGAACATTGAGGGCTACACTCATGAATTATTTGAAGAAGAACCGAAAAAAGATGAACTTTTTGCACTAAGATGCCAAGGTGATTCTATGGAACCACTTATTCCAGACGGAGCCCTTGTTCTTATCCATAAGCAACCTACTGTTGAAGACGATGAAATTGCTGCCGTTCAAGTTGACGATGACACCAGAGCTACCTTAAAGAAGGTTAAGCACGTCGGCAAAGATGTATTTCTCTATCCTATCAACACAACAAAATACGACCCGATCATCTTAAACGAAGATAATCCAGGCCGTATCTTAGGTAAAGCTATTCACGTTGGGTTTGATATGTAAGGCGGAATAATGAACATATGAATAAAGAATTTAAAGATCTAACAAAAAATTCACAGTATTTGTTAACACAAATGCTTAAAAAATATCATCTCCAAATTAAATATGGTAAAGCTAAACATCAAGCGATTTATATTAATAGAACAGCTTGGGATACAAAGAAAGACTTTATGTCTTCCTATGATCTAGAAGATGTAAATACTTTTCTAAATGAATTACAGCATAATGGCTTTATCAATTGCAATTATGGAAGCAACGTTGCAGTTGATATTACATTAAGCAATAAATCACTAGAATGGTATGACCATAGATTTAGAGACAATTTTAATGATTTTTTGGATTTAGCTAATAAAATTAAAAATCTTATCCCGAAACTTCCCAATCCGTAGCTAATAGATCCTCTGCTGTTGGCTCCCACCGTTTTACTGCAATACTACCTTTAAAAGGTACTACTAAGCAGCAGCTAATAGTATTAGTTGGAATAATAGTTGTCGCCATTGGTTGTTTCGATGATCGTGAAATGCCTTTGCCATCTTTCATGGCTAACTCAATTGCCTTTGTAATTTTCATAATTTTCACCTCAGGAAATTATATGCAGAAATCATAAATCAAATAAATGATTTCCATTTTCATCCCAATAAGAATTGATTTCTCTTACCGGATCATCCTTTGTTCCTAATCCGACTCGATAAGTAACTTTTATCACTTTTTGAACATTTAAGTCTATTACTTTATTTTTTTGTAATTCTCTCGCTGTTCTTAATTGACGTTTCAAATCTACGTTTTTCGAAAATAATTCAGAGATTTTAGGTGTGGTACTTTTATGATTCATCTTCTCACCTCAAGAAAATTATATCAGGTTGCACTATTAAAATGACAAAATTGCTACTTTTCAAAGACGATAACATAGGAAAACCAAGTAATCATTATTGAAAATTTATGTTTTTATATTTACCATTAGGATATAGCTGAAATGCCTGTAAAGTACACGGGTCGTTAAAACACCTCATGGTAGATATTCCATGAGGTGTTTTTCGTATTAAAAAAAGCAAGCATCCCTAAAAAGCATTACTACCTTATTGATACATATTTATCTGCAAAATAAAAGCCGCCCTTTCGGACGGTCATGGAGAATGAAAATGAAAAGAAAAATTATTTTCTTTTTAGACTATTAGGAAATTGTATAAAAAGAATACAATTCAACTTACTAGTTACAAAAATGTATAAAAAAATACATTTTTGATTGACACATTGCCCTTTTACCTGATAAGATTTAGTTAATCAATTTAAGTGACCGCTGTGCGGTCGTACCAAAAAGGACATGTGTTTTGATACATGTCCTTTTTGTGTTGGAGAATTAAAATGAATACCAAACCTTTTTTAACTATTGATAAACAAATAGAATTACTAGAACAACGTGGTCTGTTATTTCAAAATAAAGAAGCAGCCAAAAAAGATTTATTGAGTTACGGCTATTATGAAATTATTAATGGCTATAAAGATTGTTTTTTAGCTAATCCATTAGATTCAGAAGACAAATTCAAGGCTGGAATTACTTTTGAACATATTTTTCAATTATTTACTTTAGATAGAAAAATAAGATCTGAGGTTATGTCTGCTATCGAAATTTTTGAAGCTAACCTAAGACAAGCATTAGCATATACAGTAGCAGAACAAATATCTGAAGACCAAACAATATATTTAAACCGAAAAAATTACGTTACAGGTAAAAAGCAATACAATAAATCCCTTCATAAAATGGTTTATCCTATTGATGCTCTGCTAAGTATTCTAAAAGGTATTACGCATGCTAAGTCTGAACCATATAGCCACTACCGAAATGATCACCATAACATTCCACCTTGGATAATTGTTAAGAAACTTAACTTTGGAAATTTAATTTGGTGGTACAGACTTCTTAAAACTCCACAAAAAAGAAGTGTAACTTCTCGTATGACAGGATTAGATGAGGCATTGTTACAGCAGATTAATGCTTTTGAACAAGGATATGTTAACTTGCTATCTTTATACTTAGACTATAGAAACACATCAGCACATGGTGGACGAATCTATAATCATTTTTCTAAAAAGCATGCAATTCCATATAATCCTATAATCCATGGTCTTCTTAAAATTTCACCAGCTGATTATAGAAATGGTAAAGGTCAAAGTCGTCTAGGTACATTAATTAATACATTAGAATTTTCACAAGATCGAACCGCATACAATGAGCTAAGTGGTGGTATTAGTTTTTACATTAAAAGATATCTTGAACTTTATCCTGATGAAAAAGAGTTTATTTGTAATCAAGCAGAACTCAATGCTGATTTTTTAAGTAAATAAATTAAACTTAGTCTAAACGGCTGGCGACTATAAAAGCTGAAATAAAAAAAGCAGGCATCCCTAGAAGTTAAAAGCTCTTAGGGCGCCCGCTCTTTCATGTTATGTCACTCTCCTGAGTTTAGCACAGCAAGCTGTGCCTGTGTCACTCGGAGGTGACAAACATGAACCAAATAATCATTACATTAATCATCTTACTTCTTTTGATTCATGAAATCAATAAGTAATCTAACCACGGGCGCCCTAGCTGCGCGCTCGTTCCGATCGCGCAGCTTAATAATAAAAAAGACTCGCAAGATATTAATTATCTTACAAGCCTAGCCCAAAATTGGGCACACGTGATCCTAACTCATATTCTAGCATAATTTTGATTACCGTACCGCTATTCAAAATTATATGCTACAGTCTAATATCAAGCCAAGCAATAAAAAAAGACCCGCAAAGCGCTGGTAACACTTCACGGAAAATTGGTAAAAAATTTATTGTATGTATGCGGAAAGGTTGAACTGGTAATTCAACGCTTTTCGTATACCCTATTTTATCAGAAATAGAGGTAATTTTAAAATGGTCAAATATTATACTCCTCAAGTAGAACCTTTAAAGAATGGCAAGTTTAAATATTCAATTAGATATACTGATCCCTCTTTTGTTGGTGTGCATAAGAGTTCTACCACAATTACTAAAAACACCGCACACGCCCGAAATTTGGCTGAGACTAAAGTAAAAAAGAAAATTAAGGATATTCTCGGTAAAGTTGGATTTAAAGAAGCCACTTTTGAGGAAGTGGCAAAATTAACTTTGAAACAGTATAAAAAGCGTGGACGTTCTTATAATAGCGTTCGATCATTAGAACTTAGATTTACAAAAATACTTAAAAAATTTGGCTCACGTAGGATTAGTAGTATATCAGCCGTAGAAATCAATAGATTTCTTAACGACCTTCTTTACAAAGAAAATTATAAGAATTCAACTGTCAGCAATTATAAATTTAATTTCAGACTAACTTTTACATATGCCAAAAATTATGGCTATATTAAGCAAAACCCAATGCCCGATGTTCACATCGAAAGAAAAAATGAAAAATCATATTGGAACTATCGTGTAAAACATTGGTACTTAACCGATGAAGAAACTAGAACAATTTTAGATGATTGCACTAACGAAGGTAGAGAGGATTTTCATGATTTTTTTCTATGGCTGTATCTTAATGGAATGAGAATTGGTGAAGGTGGCGCAATTAAAGAAGATGACATCTCACATGACATATATGGAAACTACTTTGTCACAATTAACGGTACTCTAATTGAACATGTTGGCAAAGGTTGGATCAAACAGCCTTGGACGAAGACAGAAAGCGGAATGAGAACTATATCTTTACCTTATCAAGCTGTTAATCTATATTACAAACATAGTCGTAATACAGATTGGATGAAATTATTGTTTAATTTTCCTTCCCCTTTGATTTGTTTTCCCACTTTGCTATTTACTAAATTGACCATTAACAATTATCATCCGACTGCTCCATTTAAAAATGGATATTTATTTACTAATAAACTTACGCATAATCCGATGACTAAAACAACAATCAGTAAATGCCTTCAAAGAATTTGCAAACGTCATAATATTGACAAACAAATCACTTCCCATATTTTTAGGCACACATATATTTCAATTCTAGCTTCTAAAGGTTTTCCCTTAGAAGTTATTGCTGACCGTGTTGGGCATAAAAATATCGGTACTATTCAAGCAATTTATTTACACGTCATAAATTCAGAACGTCAGAAGTATAATGACTTGATGAAACACTATCATTTTTAA